AGAGTGAACTTGATGACTGGAACAAGGCTCTGGAGTTGTCGGGTGATAGGGTCAAGGAAGCTGAGGCTTTGTTTGGGTGGGACACAATCATGGAAGCCTTCAAGCGAGTTCACCTCAGCAACATGTCCAAGCTTGGCATTGACGGAAAGCCTATCTTCCGAGAGGATGGCAAGGTTCTGAAAGGGCCTAACTACAAGAAGCCTTACCTCACAGACCTGATTGAGGCTTGACTTGATACGCCATATCAGTATAACCACTCGCTCGGAGAATTTACCATGACAGTACAGGAGCTGATAACTAGGCTAGAAAGTATTAGGGATAAGAGTGTACCTGTTGTCCTTGGAGAGTGGTCCGTACAGAACCCACTAGCAGCCAAGTGCGACCTGACTACAAACAGGATCATCGTTCACCCACACCGAGTAACCATCCTCATTGACTAGAAAGAGAGAAAGAATAATGACTGGACCCACTATCCCCGTAGCTATTTGGGCAGACGAAGTTAAGTACCGCCAAGAGGGTGAGACCTATGGGCAGAAATGTGCCCGTGTTGCAGAGGCCCTTACTGATAACAAAGAGCACTACTCCAAGTTTAATGAAATCCTTAAGGAGCAACGCTTCCTTCCGGGTGGCCGGGTGCAGAGTGCCGCAGGTTCCTACCGTAAGGTCACTGCCTTCAACTGTTTTGTTATGCAGAAGGTTCCAGATAGCCTCATGGGTATCATGGAAGTTGCCTCAGAAGCAGCTAAGACTATGCAGATGGGTGGTGGTGTGGGCTACGACTTCTCTGGTATCCGCCCTAAGGGTGCTCGTATTAAGTCGCTCGGTAGCCAAGCCTCTGGCCCTGTATCTTTCATGGGCATCATGGACGCCATCTGTAAAACTATTGCTTCTGCTGGGCATCGTCGTGGTGCTCAGATGGGTTGCCTTCGTGTGGACCATCCTGACATTATGGAGTTCATTACGGCAAAGGCAAATAGTAGCAACCTGACGCAGTTCAACATCTCTGTGTTGGTGACTGACAAGTTTATGGAAGCTGTGAAAAATGATGAACTCTTTGATCTTGTGTTTGAGGGTCAAACCTTTGATACCGTCCGTGCCCGTAGCCTGTGGGATGCTATGCTCCGCAACAACTGGGACTGGGCTGAACCGGGTGTGATCTTTATCGACCGTGTAAACGAGATGAACAACCTCTACTACATGGAAGACATCTCTGCCACAAACCCCTGTGGTGAACAACCCTTGCCACCCTATGGTGCTTGCTTGTTGGGTAGCTTCAACTTGACGAAGTATGTTTACCGTACTGGTGCAGGGTTTGATTTCAACTGGTCTTTGTTGCAGCATGACATCCCTTATGTTGTCCGTGCTATGGATAATGTGATTGACGAAACCATCTACCCATTGCCACAGCAGGAAGCAGAAGCTAAGAACAAACGCCGTATGGGTCTTGGTGTCACTGGCCTTGGTAATGCCCTCGGTGCTCTGGGGTTTCGCTACGGATCTGTAGAGGCTACAAACTTTACGGAAGATGTGTTGGAGGATATTGCTAACTGGTGCTATCAGGCATCTGCTTACATTGCCTCGGAGAAAGGTGCCTTCCCTGCGTTTGACAAAGGGAAGTATCTGGCGTCTAAGTTTGTAAAGCGGCTGAGTTCTGAGACACAGCTCTTGATTGAGAAGTATGGCATCCGTAACTCCCACCTTACATCCATCGCACCCACTGGGACCATCAGCCTCACTGCTAACAATGTGTCGTCGGGTCTTGAGCCTGTGTTCTCCCTCTCTTACACTCGCACTATTCAAACTGCCAATGGCCCTATGCATGAGAAAGTGGAAGACTACGCTTTCCGTGAGTGGGGTGTCGAGTGTGTGACCGCAGATCAAATCTCTGTGCAAGACCATGTGAACATGCTTACATCCGCACAGAAGTGGGTGGACAGTGCTTGCTCAAAGACTTGCAATGTGGGGGATGAAGTTACTTGGGATGAGTTCAAGGATGTCTATATGCAGGCATGGCAGGGTGGTGCCAAGGGTTGTACGACTTTCCGTGCATCTGGTAAGCGTTTCGGCATCCTGAACTCTTCTGCATCTGAGGATGTGATTGAGTCCAAAGAGGAAGTAGATGAGACTGTTGTAGAGGGTGGCGCTTGCTACATTGATCCTGAGACTGGGATGCGGAGTTGCGATAGTATCTAACACACAGCTACCGACTTGAGACTGCGCCTTTACGGTCCCCTCTTGTCACATCCTGAGTAAGATGCTAAACTGCTCAACACACAACCTTGGAGTAAGTAGTGGAAATTAACATAGCAATCCTCGTGGGACTGGCAATCAACGCTGTCCTGAATTGGCTATCACTTCGTAACACAGGACAACTGGAGGAGGTTGTTATCAAAATGCTGATTGACCTTGGCGAGAAAGGTATCCTTGAAGTAGAGGTTGAAGATGCTTGAGAAGCCCAAGGGTAAGCGTCAGTCTCGCTACAAGAAGGCAGACGAAGAGGCAGTAGGTAGACTCATTAACCTGCAACCACTCAATGACAATCAGGGTCTCTACCTTAAGGCACTGAATGGCTCTGACCAAGTGATTGTCTGTGGTTACTCTGGCACAGGCAAGACCTACATCGCAGCAACCTACGCAGCAAACATGTATGCCAAGAGAGAGATAGACAAGATCGTACTCACCCGCCCTAACGTATCTGTTGGCAAGGACTTAGGCTACTTCCCCGGCACCCTAGAAGAGAAGTTTGCTCCTTGGGCTGCACCTGTACTTGATGTTCTTAATGAGCAGCTTGGTAAGGGTGTAGTTGAGTCCGGTATCAAGAATGGTAACATTGAGATGGCACCACTCTCTACTATGCGAGGTCGATCCTTCAAGAATGCGTTCATCATCTTGGATGAGGCTCAGAACACTACCGTGCCAGAGATCAAAATGTTCTTGACTCGAATCGGAAAAGATTGTAAAGTTGTAATCAATGGTGATGTGAAACAGTCAGACATTGGTGGTCAGTCCGGTCTGTCTAAGATCATTCATCTTGCTAAGAAACACCAACTGCCAGTACCAGTGATCGAGTTTGAAGTGGGTGACATTGTTCGTAGTGACATCTGCAAGGCTTGGATCATTGCGTTTGAGGAGGAAAAGCTATGATAGACAGGGTGAATAGACCTGCCCACTACGGCACAGGTAAGATTGAGTGCATTGACTACATCCAAGACTTCCTGTCAACGGAAGAGTACATTGGCTACCTGCGCGGTAACATCGCTAAGTACCAGCACCGTTGGCGTCACAAGAATGGTACAGAGGACTTGCTTAAGGCAGAGTGGTACCAGAAGAGACTGATTGCGTTTCAAAAGGAACTGGATTCGTTTCAAGGAGCACCAGTATGATCTCTCTCATCTTCCTTGTGTGCACTGTGAATGGGTGTAAGACAATCGCAGCAGACGCCTTCTTCCCTACGATGGAGGTGTGTGAGGTTACAGCACAGTCAACCATCATTAAGAACATGAAGGAGGCTGAGGACGGGATCATGACAGAGCACAGGGCAACCTACAACTGTATTAACTGGGGCGACCAGACATGACAACAGGACTTCTTATTGTTGCCACAGTGGTTTTTATCATCTGGGCTTTTGAAGGAGCTGACTAATGAACGCATTTGAACAAGGATACAAAGACTTTGGCGAAGGGCAAACCACAAACCCGTACAACGAAGGAACCACTAAGAACAGAGACTGGGGCTTGGGCTTCAACAAAGCCTACTTCCGAAACCTTGAACGAGTCAGAGAGCTTGAGGCTGGAGCAAGAGGCCAAACAGTTCACCGCAAAGAAGAGATACGTTGGTCCACCTAAGCCAATGACTTCCCGTATCTACCTTGTTGGTATGGCCATGAATGCGTTACTCTCTAGGACAACGGGACCAGTGCGGAGAGAAGAGATTAAAAGAGAGGCTGAGGACTGGGCGGACTTCATGCTAGATGATGATAAATAAAACACACCCGTAGAAAACTTAAGGGGGCCGCAA